CAAAAAAAAAACCCGATCAAAATTAACCGTTCCTTTAATGTAGTTTTTCCAAAAAAAAAACCTATAGGACAAACCCTAATGGTTTTTTATACAGTGACTTACAATTGGATTCATGCCCTCATGCCCCCCCCCCGTTTGAGTAGTGTCTAAAAATTCCCCGTTGCTCGAGTCCTGTTTTTACGGAATGACAGGGACCACACAGGGTTTGGAATAGGTTATTTGCGAAACCGCCCGGACCAATTGATTTCCACGGTATGACGTGGTCAACATGCGCCCCTAATGTGACCCGCCCCGCCAATTGGCATGCCTGACATAAGGGTTGGACAATTGCCCCGCCCTCATCGTTTGCCATTGGGCGGTTTTATATTCTTTATCGGTTTCTCGTTTGGTTTGGTTTGCTGGGGGCGGGGGCGCGTGATCAGTGCAAAACGATGACCCGGGGCGGGTTTGTTCTTTGCAGCGATAAACATTACAAACGGGGCGGGGGCATGAGGGCATGAATCCAATTGTAAGTCACTGTATAAAAAAACATTAGGGTTTGTCCTATAGGTTTTTTTTGTGGACAAACTACATTAAAGGCACGGTCAATTTTGATCGGGTTTTTTTTATGCGGGGTTTCGTATGCAACAAATCAAAATCAAGTCAGTCAAAACGGGAGACTACATCAAGCGCACAGCAGATGCTAAAACCGTCTACATCAAGGGTGCGTATGACCGCGCTAACCGTTCTTTTTCATGCGTTGACGCAAACGACATCAACCGTGAAATTTTCATCAAGTCCGACAAATCCGTTTTTGTCGGTTTTACTTATTAATTGGGGGGGTTGATCATGTTTGAAAAAATTCTAGTTTGCTTAATTTGCACGTTTTCACTAATGCTGCTAACAGTAGGCGGTTTGGGTTTGATGCTGGGGATTGGCCCCGTTTTTATGTCCGTATCAATAGCGGTAATTGGCGGGTTTGGTTTAATCGTCTTTTCTGGTTTGATTGGGGAATAAAAGTGCGAACACTTACACCAGCTCAATTAACCCGCGCCCAATTGGGCGAAGACGTTACTCTGAATACGGGAGAAACTTTAACCGCCTCCCCTAACCGGGAAGGGTGGAAATACTTTGTCGCTTTTGATGGGATGGTGGGCTTAATAGTCTACGCACCGAATGGCATTGATGCCGCCATTGACGCAATCAACTTGATTGGGGAATAACATGAAAACAATTGTTTCGGGCAAATTGGCACGGTTAAACCGTTTGCCCAATACGTTAAACGGCAACCCCCGTTTTAAGGGTCAAATTGTGACCAATGACCGGGAATTGATCGAATTTTTTACAGTCGCAAATGATCAATTTTCATTTGTGATTGGGTCATACGTTGGCGCGATTGGCGATTGGGAATTGATCCAACAACGGGGCAAAACCCGGGTTGTTGGGGTCACATTTGCAAATAAAACCCCGATTAACCCATATGGTGACCGGGGGTTGGAGTGTAGGAATACTCCAATTAGGCAATTGCCCCAATTTGCGGGTTGGTCGGATTCTCAAATTGAAAAATATCTTGAATCGGGGGTTTGATATGGGTTGGACATCATTTTCTGACAATGGATTGTCAATTGGGGAAATTTGCACTAGTGAATTTACATCAACAAACCCCGCCGGGGACCGTTGGTCGGTTGTTGACCAATCAACCCGGGGGTCGGTTTGGTATGCAATAGGGCGGGTTGATCGGGTTGGTCAACCCCCCGTTTTTTATGGGTTGGTTTGGTTGACTAGTCGCCGGGGGGGTCAGTTTGGCTATAAGGACATGACCGAAGACATGGGGCCATATTATTGGGACATGCCCGCCCGGTTGTTGGATCAGTTGGACAAATTGGCCCCAAACCCCGGCCAATCGGCGATTGATTGGCGCGCAAAATGCCGGGCAAAGTTGGCCGACAAACGCAAACCCGCCCGGAATTTTGCCCCCGGTCAAATTGTCCAATTTGGGGCGGGTCGGTTGTTTGAGTTGATCAAACCCGCCGGTCCCCGGTTGGGTTGGTTTGTCAAATTAGCCAATCAACCCGGGTCAATGACCTATAGGGCAACCGCCCAACAAATGGCCCAATCAATTCAAAAAATTTCACTTTAAATAGGTGCAAACCATGCAATTTAAAACATTCAAAAACGGCCTCAAATTTACCAAACTGCAAGCATTTGCAGCGGTAATTATGCGGGGCGATGATCAAATGATTTTGCGCCATTTATTGGCTTTGCAGTGTGACGATGACTTTGGCGGGGTCCAATGGCAAAACGCTTTGAACAAATTGGCTAATGTCATCAATCAAAAAAAACCCGTTTTCCAATTGTTCGCATTGGGCGGGAACAAAAAATTACCATTTGTCAGCTGGTCAACATTACCCGGGGTTACATGCCCCGGGGCGGGGGATTGCCTGAATTTTTGCTATTCATACCGCGCATGGCGGTTCCCATATGCGTTTGCTCGAATGGTTCAAAATGCGTATTTGATGCGGTTTGCCCCGCATGTTATCGCGAATGCGTTTGCAGCGATTGCCAAAAAACGCCCCGGGGGGTTCGATTTCCGTTTGTATGTTGACGGGGACTTTTCAAACGGGGGGGATGTCGCATTTTGGATGTCGTTGTTGACTGATACCCCAAACGCGCGCGCATACGGTTATTCAAAATCATTCCGTGCGTTGCTGGGGTTTGATGCAGCTGGGGGCGTTTGGCCCTCAAATTACAAATTAAATATTTCAAGCGGCCACAATTCCCCCGGGGCGGTTGTTGATGCGGTTAAAAAATTACCGATCACCCGGGGGGAATTTATCGCGGTTTCAATTGGGCGAATAGTTAAGTCAAACGATCACGGGAAACCCGCTACAAATGCCGCTATTCGCGCCCAATTACCCGGGGTTAAAGTGTTCCCATGCCCGGGCGCATGCGGGGCATGCACGGGGGCGGGGCATGCGTGCGGTTTGCCTCAAATGCAAAACCGCGTCATTGCGATTGCTATTCATTAAAGGGGCCAACAATGCAAGGGGGCTTGAACATGACTGAAATTTTATTAAATGATCTTAAGCGCTTAAATGAGCGCTTATATTACCGGGCCGCTCAAAATTGGTTGGTCACAATGACCCGAATTGATCTATACGATTTTTTGGCCGATACGGGGGCCGATCCATTTGACAAACCGGGGGCCGATACCCGGGCGGGGTTGTACGGGTATGCATTGGCTCATGTTGATGACGTTGGTCCTTATGTTTTGCTGGATTGGATCGAACAAACGGGATATGACCAATGACCAACCAACAAATTTGTAATTTTTACGACAACAACCCCAATCTGACAATTGCCCAATTGGCGCAAATGCTCAGAATGACGACCGATCAGGTTAAAACGATCCTACAAACCCCGCCCCCCGTGCAACGATACGGGCGAAACCGGGGCCAATCATTCAACTATAGGGGCTGATCATGGGGCGATTTTCTGACATCCATGCCGAATTGACCCACGGGTCAAAACCAACAACCGCCCCCCGGGTTGGTTCGTTTGGGGTTTGCTTGAATGACCCGGGGAACCCGCCCCGGTTTTTTACTTTGCTACAGTTGATCGGGTCGGTTGGGTTGTTTGCCCCGGTTGACGATCCCGGGACAATCCTACAATTTGACATTTGCGACTATTGGGAATTGACGTAAAACCAAAATGACCCCGGGGGAAAACCGGGGTTTTTTTGGCTTTGTTAAGTTAGTTAGCCCTCACTTCGCAAATGATGCGTTTTGCGGGGTTTGGCGGTTTGGGCGGGGGATTGTCCCCGTTTTTCCGTTTGCCCCGTTTACGGGTTATTTGCGCCCCGTTTGGGCGGTTATTTTTCCCCGCATCAATAGCGGGGCGGTTTGCTGCAAATACGGGGCGGGGCGGTTTGGCGGGGGGATTGTCCCCCGGGTTATTTAATGGCCCCGTTTGGCCCCGTTTGAGGGTTTGGCGGGGCGGTTACCCGTTTGCATGCGCTGGGGCGGTTTGGGCGGGGTTTGGTTTGGCGGTTTGCTGGGGCGGTTTGGCGGTTTGCCTTATGCCCGGGCGGGGCGGTTTGGGTTTGGGCGGGGCGATTTGACGATAATAATTTTGGCCTACATTTTGGGGCCGTCAAAAACAAAAAACCGCAAAGCGGGCAAAAAATAACCCGCATCAGCGGGCGGTTTGCAACTGCATGCCAGGGGCACGCATGGGTGCGCGGTGGCTACTGGGTCGTGTACAGCAGCCGAAAATCTGCGGCACGGGTGAACATGCCGGTTACGTCGTCTTTAGACCAGGGGCCACGGCCTGAGAATGCGCATGAATTGAGCGCATGACCAGCGACAATGCGGCGGGCATAGGAGACCATGGCCTGGTGAATGAGTGCGTGCAGGGCCAACACGCCAGCCACGGTGGCGGCATGGGGGTTGACTTGCACCCGCGCAACATAGGACGCGGACGGCTCACACAGGGAGGGCTGCGGCACATCGCTGATGATGTTGTAGACGATGGCGGGATAACCCACGTCTTGCGGCAGCTCTACCAGTGCAACACGGTCGCCCACGACGGCCACGATGGGATCGGCGTGCAGCAGGGCGGCGGTGATGTGTTCGGCACTCATGCTTTGGCGGCCTTGGCGATTTCTTTGGGTAGGCGCAGGCGGATGTATTCAGCCGCGGCTTGCAGCGCTTGGCCTTGCTGGGTGTCAAACGCGGGGCGCATGAAGGGCTGCGGCTTGATGCCTGGGTGGGTGACGCTGGCGCGCACCTGACCACCAAACCACAGGCCAGAATTTTTGCCGCTGCCTTTGGGGGTGATGGTGTAGGGCTTGCCGACGGTTTTGCCTTTGCCGGTGTAGTAGCTGGCGGTGCCGTATTCCACCAGGTGGGCATACCATGCGGCTTTGCCACCTGCCACGAGCACCATGCTGGCAAAGCCCCTGCCCTTGGCACCACGGTTGGGCCGGATGCGGATGCTGTTTTTTAGGTCGCCATCGTCCACGGGCGCGGATTGTTTGGCTTCTGCCGCGATCACGCCCAGCCCTGCGCGCATGGCACCGCGCAGGACGTTGAATTCGATCTTGGCGGGCAGCTCTTGCAGCACGCGGTGAAGCTCTGCCAAGCCCGTTATCTGAACAGTGGAGGTGGTCACTGTGCTTTGCCGGGTTTGGATTTGGCGGGCGCTGCGGGGGCGGCTGGATCGGCAGCGGGGGCTACTGCGTCGGCGGGTGGGCTGGGTTGCTCAATGAGGATGCCGACGGCCAGGTAGCTGGCAACCAGGTCGTCAGAGAATCCGCCACGGGCGCGGTCGCCAACAGCAAAGCGGCCATGGTCGTTGACGCAGTTTTTGGCAAAGTAGAGTTCGCGGTTTTTAAGCGACATGGGGAGCCCCTTGCTTCAAATCAAAAATGAGGTGTGTTTTGCTGCCTGCCAGATTGCGCGGGTAGCCGACGATGCCAAAGATTTGCGAGCCGTTGACAAGCCTGTGCGTGCCGTCAACGATGGTTAAGTCTGGTTGGTAGCGCAGCGTTGCCACATGGGTTTGGCCGCTTTGGATTTGCGCGGCAGCAAGCGTCTCGCTGCTGCCAGTGGGGCGGATGTGCGCCCAGTAAAACGGCTGGCCCACGGTGTGCCATTGGGTTTGGCGCTGGCCAAAGTTATCCACAGAATTGGTGGGGGCCTGGATGGTGACGCGCAGATTGAGTTTGCCGATTTCCATCAGCTCCCCCACACGCGGTAGCGGTCAAGCATGAAGTCAATGAACGGGTTGGGCGCGATGGTTTCGCGCGCACCGGTTGACCAGCTTTGCCGGGTTTCGTACAGCGCGCCGATGCGCAGCTTGATCCAGGCTTTGACCAGCTCGGGCACGTCGGCAGGGGTTGCCCAGCCTGACGCAAAGATGACCTGCACGCTTTCTGGCTGGCTCCGCACCGCTGGCCAGGTGCAGCCGTAGGCGGGCTGGATGCTGGCGGCGATGTCGCTGCCCAGGCAGGCTTGGTACTGGCTGGGGTCTAGCGTGGCGAGCGTGCCGGTGGTGGCATCGACATATTTGACGCTGGCCACGGCGGTGACGGTGGGACGTGGCAGATCAATGACGCCGGGGAATGCATCCAGCGTGAGCTGCCAGGTCTGAGGAAGGATGGCACGGCCCATCAGGTGCTCGGCGTCTTGCGTGGCGGCAGTGACGATGGCGGTGATGAGCGCATCATTGCCAGCGTCGACGAGGTCTTCACGCAAGTGGACCTTGGCCTCGGCCAGCGTGAGGACGCTGGCGGTGGGCGGGGTTAGGAGCTTGAGGGCCATGGCTTACAGGGTTGGAATTGGGTGGCGGGTTAAGCGGTTTCGGGCGCTTGGTCGGCAGCTTTGTTTTCTGGCGCTGCCTCTGGCTGTTTGGCAGGCGCTGCGTCTGCTGCTTTGCCAGAGCTGACCCAGCCTTCTTTGGTGGCAACTTCGATCAAGTCTTTGTCATCCGTCTCGATGACGTCGCCTTTTTCGTAGGACTTGACATCGACATGGCGATGCGCCCAGGAAAACGGCTTGATTACTTTCAGTTTTGGCATGTGATGCTCCAAGAAAAAGGCCCCAACTGGTGGGGCCTTTGGGTTACGAACAAACGTCAATCAGATCAAGATGCGGCGATCTTGAGCAGCTTGATGGCCTGGGTGTTGCGCAGCTTGCCGCCTACGCGCTTGCGCACGTAGAACTTGACAAAACCAGGGGTGGTGATTTCGTCGCGGGTGATGCGGGTGCCCACACGGTCGGCAATGAGGTAGCCTTCTTTGAAGTCGCCAAACGCCAAGGGGAAG